TGGTTTTTGAAAGAAAGAAGAGGCCTGTAAACCATTTCCTATTTCTTTAATTAATTCATCTAAGTTTGAAACTGAAGTTTGATCACCATCTCTAGCATAGACTAAATCTTGAATCTTATATCCAAATCCTTGAGCTTGATCACTATCTAGGTATTTGTAATATTCTTCTAATAAACTTATAAGTTTACTATTATCTTCTTGAAAATATTCAGGAAGAATTTCACTAACTTTTGAAGTTCTTAAAGTAGGATTTCTTCGATTTAAATCTTTTAAAGTGTGTGACATAATTAACTAATTACTGATGATGTGTTTTGATAATCAATTGTTGCTATTGCTCTAGATAAATCAGTATCTAACTTTAATATATAATTTCTTAAAGGCTTAACTGTACTTTGATCTAATGGTGTAGTAGAAATTTTTATAAAAGACCCGTCTATAGCAGAAGGTTCAAAATCAATTAAATTTACTGTACCAGATGCAGCATTATAATTACCAATTCCATCTTTTATACTAGCACCTGATGCATTTATAACTTCAAGAGTATTTGATCCTAAAACATTTCTTAATGTGCATCCAGAAATTCCGTCATACGTAAATTTAGTAGAAGTTAAAATATATTCTGAAGGATCTGGATCAGCTAATTTAACCGGAAAATTAACTGCATAAGTCTTTTTTTGATTTAACGTAGGAGTTAATCGTTGTTGTAATTTAATAGTCATTGCAGAGTTTAGTATTGATACCGATAATGCATCTATTTCAGTTACTAATGAAGATCTTCTAAATATTTTACCAAACGCGTTTAAATTAGTATTAAAATAAGTATCTATTTTATTTTGAATTGTGGTTTCAGCTGTTTCTGCAGTATCTCCACTCAAATCTGGATCAAATTGAAATGTAGTAGTTGTCTCAACAAACGTATCTGTTGGATCAGTATATTCTGTATCAATAGACATAATTGCCATATTTTCACTTAATAAGGATTTTATATCTGCTTTTGTATTTGTTTTAGTTTCATCAGTAATACTATCTTTAAACTTTAAACTTACAAATACTACTCCGTATTTAGCCGGAACATTATCGTTTCCACCCCAAGCAATAACATCATCTAATACTGAACTATAGTTTGCAGTAATAATAGTTTTGTAATCTTCTGCAGTTACCATTCTCTGTTGAGAAGAAAATGCGGTAGGTGCATTTAATTTAATAGATGATATAGTTTCTTTATCGGCTCCACCTGCAGAATTTGAAACTTTTGTTACGGTTGGAGTATATGTACTACTTCCTACTGTTACTTTATTTTGTGCTGTAAAAAATGATGCACCATTTCCAGCAGTAGATTTTGTTTGTAAATATGTAATAACTATTTTATTTCCTGCAGTAGGATTTTTACCGAGAACATTTCCTTCTCCAAATGTTAATTCATAATATCCATTAGGAACTTCTCTAATAATATAAACTTTACTATCACTAGTAATTCTTACAGATTTTTTAATATCAGTATAAGCTACAAAAGTTGAAGATGTATTAGTATCATAAACTTTTACAGATATAGTAGAAGTATCAATATTGCTATCAGGAATGACATATATTTGTTCATCAGTAGTATTACCAACTAAAAATGTTTTAGTTTTTAATACGCCTTCTTTAATTGGCAAACTTGTACTTCCTGCAGAAGTTTTATAACTAAAATTCCCGGATCCATCATTCGTAGCAGTATATACTTCGGTAGTCATAAATGTATACGATATACTATCAATTATACCAGTAAAAGTAGAATATGCAGGAAGTGTTGCACTTTGTGTGGTAGTATCAGATGTTGCTGCAGTTACAGTTATATTTGCAGTTGCTGTTGTTTTAGATCTCGGATAATATCCTAAATTTTCTGCATGAGATACGACCGAAGATCTTAATTGTGCAGAACCTAAAAACGATTCATTAACTGCCATATTAGCGGTTAATCCATTAATATGAGAATTATACGCTAACACGTCGAGTATATTAGATAAACCTGAGGCTTCAAAATCATAATCAGTAAATTCTGATGAAGATTGTAAATATGTTTTTAAATTAGATTTGATTGTATCAAAATCCAAATCTGTTGATTTTATAACTGCCATTATTTGCTCCTATTCCTACTTAAATCGTGATAGTCACGAACTGCAGCTTTATGAGTCATAGAATGTCTAGCTGCAGTAGATGGGACAGCATCTTGACTTTTAAATAATTTCCCTGTTACAGAATGTGCAGTACTTGATTGTTTATATGCATCTTTGTGATTTTTACTGAGCATTATAGAAGCTTTTTTATGTTGAGTAGCTGCATGATCGTGTTTATCAGCCAATTTATTTTGCCAATGTTTATATTCGTGATCACCTTCTTCCTCACCTTCTTTTCTAATTCCTTTAGCGGTTTTTTTATGCATTTCTGCATGATTATCATGTTCTTTACTTAAACGTGAAGCTGAATAAGGTGCTGTCCGTATTTCTTTAAAAGTTTTAACCATTATCTTAACCTCGTAAGTTCTAAATTAAGTTCAACATCTTCGGCTGTATTTACTACTTGAAATTGAACTAGTACATTTACTTTATTATTATCTGCAGACATTAATACTCGAACCGAATGTAATAAAGCTCTAGGTTCATGATTATTAATCGCAGCTGCTATTGTTTCTTCTATTTCGTCTTCATCAAAACCTTCACTTAAATCGAATAGAAATCTGTTTAAATCTCCTCCAAAATACGGGTTAAATGGTTTTTCAGTATGATTAGTTAATAGCAAATTTTTAACTGATTGCTTTACTGCTGCAGCATCAGTTTTTTTAAAAATATCACCATCATCTCTTTTTGCAAAAGATAAGTCTATATCCTTATACGCAACATTTCTAGATGTTGTTATAGGTACAGTACTTAAATTACCATCTTCTTGTGCAAAAGCTCTAGCCACTATTTCCTCTTACATTAAATCCAGTTCCAGGAATACTATCTTTAGTGCACTCACATTCACAAAGGGTACAAACATCATTTACACATTCTTGACATTCACTATCACAATGGCACTTATGTCCACATTTTTCGCAATTACTATTACATCTGTAAGCCATTTAATTCTCCTTTCTATATTTATATAGATTTTATGCAACTCTTACATTATCATTTACAGTTAAATTTTCATGTACTAATGCTTTACCAAAATTTCTTCTTCTACGAAAATATATATTTTCTAAAAAGGTTTCCATAATCATCTCCTTATCTTCAGGAAAATCAAAAGTTAATTTTTTATTAGATACATTTGTCGTTATAGGATATTGATCGATCTTATCGTATTGTATAAGATATAACCTTTGATATTTCATTAATTGACTAGGATCATTAATAATTGTATGTAAGAATCCTTCTACTAAGTCATGTAGGTATTCAATTTTATTTTCTGCATGCGCATTTAATATTGTTCTATGAATTAAATTCCATCCATGTATTTCAACTCCTGCAATTTTAGGATGATTAATAATACCCTTTGTCATCCATTTTTTATAATAGTCACGAGTACTATTTCTTTGTTCTAAAAACCATTCATCATTTAGTAGATATTCATAAAGCTTATCATAAAATTCGCTGTAATCAATATTAATGTTTCGTGAAATATAATTAGTTAAACCATTAATGTGAAATGTGTTTATAAACCAAGTAAAAACTTGAGCTTCTAACATGTCATCAAAAGGCATTGTATTTGTTTCTGTAACTATTTTCACACCTTCTTTAATTGGATCTTCATCATAACTACCATGCATATAATCGTATGCAACAGTATATTTCATATCAAATTGTTTAACTTGATTTACATTCATTTCAGCGTTTTCTAAAAGCTGTGCTTGAAAAATATTTAATCCAGTATGCGCACCAGCTTTAAATAATTTCCAAAAATTATTCTTCCAACTATCTAAAGTTTCACCTGGCAATCCAAGTATAACTTCTGTGTATGTTGGTATGTTTCTCTCTTCACAGACTTCAAAGATTTCTTCAATTTTATGCTGATCTAAGTTTCTTCTTTTAATATTTTCTAATACACTTAGATCCATGCTTTGTACGCTAACTGTTAATCCTTGATTGAACTTAGATGATGCAGTTAATTTCCTTACTATGTCAATTACTCCATCTTTTTGATTTTTAGCCCAAGTAACACTAAAAGTATAAGGATAATCGTATTTCTCTTGTACCTGTAAAAGTTTATCTGCTATGAGATTATCACGCTCAAGAAATATTCCAAAATTAGCATCTGTAACAGTTACAAATCCACATTTATTTTTACCTATCCATTCTAGTTCAGCATATACTCTATCAAGATTTAATTTTTTTACTTTACTATAAGTAAGACTTCCCCAATCACAAAACGTGCACGCAAATGGACAACCTCTATTTGTTTCTAATGTTGCATTCCATTCTATATCAGGATAATCGTTAATAAGAGAATCAAATACACCTGTAAGATATGGACTAGCGAGTTCATCCAAATCTTGTATACGTTCTGCAGCTCCTGTGTCTTTATTTGGAAGTAGCAAACCTTTTACATTTTCAGGATTATCGAGATTCAATAACAATTCTTTAAATGTAATTTCGCCCTCATATTTAACAACGATGTCCATAAAGGGATAATCATTAAATAGATTTTTATTATCGATTTCTATTTCTGGTCCACCAAAAATTAATGTAATTTCTGGTTTAAGACTTTTAATTCGTTTTGCGAGTGAAAAATTATAATTTCTATTCCAAACGTATGTTGAGAAGCATATTACATCATTTTCTAATACACTATCGATAATTTTGTCAATATGATCTCTTCTCCAAACTATCGAGTTTAGTTTATACTCATTTGTAATTTCTTTAAATTGTTTAGCATACGCCCATAGTGTACCTATACTATACGGAAGATAATAAGCATTTAGTTCTTTTGGTCCTTGCCTAAAATTAGGCTGTATTAATCCAAGTTTTTTCATTCTATTTTATACCTAATCACCGACAATTTTGTGCTATCCTATTAACATAAAAGTTGCGCCACTATAACCAGCACTTACTCCATTAGTAGAATAATAAGTAATTGTTAACTCTTGACCTGCTGTGCAACTTACAAGTTTAGAAATATGAGCACCAGCATGAGAATTAGAAGCAGTATAACTACCAGCATCAGAGCCATATGTTGTTCCATCT